AAGTAGAATTACAACGGTCACAAATGATCTTACAAATAATGTTAACAGAATAGGTAATTTAGAAACGAATTTAACAAATAATTCAAGTAGAATTACAACGGTCACAAATGATCTTACAAATAATGTTAACAGAATAGGTAATTTAGAAACGAATTTAACAAATAATTCAAGTAGAATTACAACGGTCACAAATGATCTTACAAATAATGTTAACAGAATAGGTAATTTAGAAACGAATTTAACAAATAATTCAAGTAGAATTACAACGGTCACAAATGATCTTACAAATAATGTTGTTCGAATAGGTAATTTAGAAACGAACTTAACAAATAATTCAAGTAGAATTACAACGGTCACAAATGATCTTACAAATAATGTTAGTAGAATAAGTACATTAGAAAATGAAACTCAACCAGTTAATAGAGGTGGTACGAATTTCACAGATTACAGTGTAGGTGATATACTCTATGCGTCAGGAACATCGACACTATCAAAATTATCTATAGGTTCAGCTAACGAGGTACTCACAGTTTCCGGAGGTACAGTATCTTGGCAACCAGCTTCTGGTGGAGATGGTGTGTGGACACCGTCAGGTGACGATATATACTATGATAGTGGTAATGTGGGTATTGCAAATACAACACCTACAAACACACTTGATGTAGGTGAAGTGTTTAGTGTTGTTAATTCCACTTCAGGTGGTGACGTTCTCATATTAAGAGGTAATGCATATTTTAATGATGAACTTTATATAGCTAAAAAGTTAACTATACCAGTCGGTGGGGAAATATTGGCAGATATAATTAAATGTCGCTCATTAAACACAAAAGGTAGTATTGTTATCGCAGAAAGACCACCTACAAGTGGTATAGTATTGAGTTAAATAGATATCACAAATAATTAAATGTGTGTAATAATTAAATGGCTGTAACTGTACCAGGTACAGTGTCAAGAGATGATATAATTGGTGTTAATACTAATGAAAAGTTAGGAAGTTCTGTGTGTTTATCATTTAAAAATGATAAAGTATTTATATCTTCAAACTCTTATAACAGTAATACTGGTCTAATTAGAATATACGAAAGTTCGGGTACATACGGTTTTAATTGGAATTTATTAACTACAATAAACGGTAATTCTAATGATAATTTTGGTTATTCAATAGATACGACATGGGATGGTGATATTTTATGTGTGGGTGCACCGGGTAATGATAAAATTTATATATACGAAGATACATCTATTTCTAAAAATTGGTCAAGTTACGTATCAAATAGTATTTCTGGAAACTTGAATTCAGAATTTGGATTTTCTGTATCCATAAACAAAGATACAGGTAATAATATTGCTGTAGGTGCTCCAGGTGAAAACGGTGTAAGTATTATTCAAAAAGTAGGTAATACATGGTCAGCCGCATGGTCAAATACATGGACTACTTCACTTTTCAGAAACTATATTTATGAAAATTCTGGTGCTACGGGTACACAAACACTTTTATATATAGATGAAACATCATATAAAGGATCACCAAGATATGGTCACAGTGTATCTTTATCTGGATACGGAAATTATTTAGCAGTAGGTGCACCTGGTGAAATAATACCTGGTACTATAGGTTTAGATGTATCTAATGTATATTATACAAATAATACTCAACCATCAACTTTTTTACGTGCAGGGACTCCAGAGACCCACACACGCCCTTTCGATACAGCTGCATTAGGACATGTAGTATGTTACAAAACGGATAACGTTTTATCTGATTGGAGAACACACTCTAGTGTAACGCAATATGGACCAGTTATAAGAGGTGATACAGCAGATGATACTGATACTATGCCAAGAACATTTGAACCCTCGCACTCATGGGGTTTTCCTGCGTGTGGTAAAAGAGTACAAATGTCAATTGATGGGTCTAAAGTTATGGCAGGTTCCCCTCACTACGCAAAATCTGGAAAATACGCTTTTTCTAGTGGTAAAATAGAAGGTTGGGAATATAATAAATATAATAATACATGGGTTATCGGTAAATCACCTTTAGTAGGTGAAGGAGAAAGACGTCTAGGTCATGATTTTGTTCTTGATTATGCAGGTACGCGAGCAACTTCGTGTTCTAGAAAAAACAATGATGGAAACGGAAAAGTATTGGTAACAGATTTTAACGGTACAGGTTGGTATGAAGTTACAGAAGGTATATCGTTTAATACATCTACAGAAACTTCTGGAATACATATATCTAACGGTGCATTAGTAGCGGTAGCGGATCCAACTCAAGATAGTAATAAAGGTAGAATTAGATTTTACGATTTCCCTTTAAGTCAGATTATAGAAGGTAATACACTTTCAAGTGGGTATATTGCTGCAGATAGTTTACGTATAGGTTCAAATGATAATGCCGTAAATGATAATATACCCAAAAGAATATCATTTGGTGGTACATACGAAGATAATGCATATCATGTGACAGAAATTGAAAATAGAAGTTTTTATTACGACGAATTAAACAGTGACGGAGATTTAGAAGGTAATTCGGAACTCATTTTTATGAAAAAGAGTACTGGTGATATGAGCGACATGATTCGTATAAAAGCAAATGAATTTAGAATAGACAATTACCTAAATGGTGATGGTGATTACGATCACACTCCAAGACTAACAATGGACAATGTTGGTAATTTTAAATTAAATGGTGAAATGGTTTTTAATAGTGAAAGAGGTCAAGCTAATGTAAAGGCACTTTTGGATATCGAAGGTGATTGTTTTACTCGAAGACGTCTCAATGCAGGATTTTCCACTGGAAATGATACTCTTGGCATTGATAAATTCCCATTTAATATTTTATACGATACAAGAACTTCACTTGTTAAAGATAATAACAACTCAATAGGTTTAGTATCAAATGTAAACGTTTGGAATAGAGGTGTAGGTGGTACTGCGACACGTTGGTATACAAACGGACCAATATCAGGTACAATAAATTATCATACAACTGAAGGTGCTATTAGTTTATACACATCCAGTACTTATTCTGAAAATACAAACCATGATCAAGTTATACATTCAGAAGGATTTAAGATATCGTTCTGGATTAAACTTCAAAATGAACACAGTACATACTCTACAAAAACACTTGTTGGTGTGGGTACATTAGCTACATCTGGTGTCACCGGTTGTAGAGTTCAAATAACAAGTGATAGAATTCAAATGAATTTTGGAGATTATCAAATTTATCCATCGACAGCTTATACATTCACAGCTAATAATTGGTACCATATATGGGTACAAAGCGATCCAGTTGATAATGCAGGTCTTGCAAATTCATTAATAAAAATAAATGATGTTTCATTAAATTTATCTTCTAGTGGTACGATTTCTGACAAAGGAAGTAATTATGATAAAAAATTTTACGTCGGTTCAAATATATCAGGTGATAGTGCAATAAATATATACATAGGTAATATTGCATTTTACCCTAAAATAAGTGCAGTATATTACGGAAGTCCCGAAAACCCTAGTTCTACAGATATGTATAATTGGGGACCTCCAGAACAGAAATTGGTGGTTGGTGGACAGGCGTATATACAAAGTAGTCTGGGTATAAATAAATTTATACCTTCTTACGAATTAGACGTCGCTGGTGACATAAACTGTACAGGCGCTTTATCAAAAGGTAGTGGTAGTTTTAAAATAGAACATCCACTTCCAAATATGAGTAATACCCATTATCTATACCATTCTTTCATAGAAGGGCCACAAGCTGATCTCATATATAGGGGTAGTGTTGATTTGGTAAACGGGAGTGCATCTATAAACTTAGATACCGTTTCTAAAATGACAAATGGTACATTTGAAGTGCTAAACAGAAACGTTCAGTGTTTTACATCAAACGAATCAGATTGGGATGCAGTAAAAGGGTCTGTATCTGGAAACATGCTTACAATATCGTGTCAAAACGAATCTTCTACCGCAAAAGTTAGTTGGTTAGTTATAGGTGAAAGAAAAGATAAGCACATGTACGATACAGAATGGACTGACGATGACGGACACGTCGTCCCCGAAAAGCCAAAATAATTATTTTTTTACCATTCTGGAAAAAGTCATAATGGTAGAAAGTTTTTTTACTTTACTTTCGTGGAAGTGAATCCATTATCGCGAGGGCAATAACACCCGCAATAAAGAACAAAACAACGTAATTACACTCAGTATCCTCCTCACCAGTAGAAATTTTCCGTTTCTCCTGGACTGGGACTGATACTTCTCGTGAAGGTCTCGGTCTTTCAATAGGATCTTCGTCTAAAGGACAATACCCTATCATATACTATATTTTACAAATTAATTTCAACCGATTTTTTCTTTCGTCCACGTTTACCCTTGGACTGAGTAACTTTCACTTCACGAACATCACCGTCTTCACCTTCACCTGTATCTGGTGCCTCGGCAATATCCGAAATATCATCGTCGTCGTCATCATCTACACTCGGTGGTTCCTGTGGTTTAATACTCGTCGTGTTCATGGGTGGTGTTGGTGGCATCATAATGTTACCCATGAGACTCGAAATGTCGAACCCTGGTCCCTGCATTTCGTGTCGCTCACCGTTTTCGGGTGTACCCTGTTGTTGAGATTTTGGAACCGTATTCTGTACCGCCGTCATCATGTTCTGAACAAGTCCTGGGTTTTGTTTAATTACATCGTTCATGTTTGGCATGACCGATTTAAACATACTATTCGTCAAATGGAACATCATTGCTGAACCACCAAGCATCATAATGAGTTTAATTTCTGGGGCAACGTGCATTTTAGATCTATATTTTACATATAACTCCTCAAACACTTCATCGTAATCGTCCACGTTTTCCATAACGTTTTCAGACCAACCGTCGAGTTGAATTTCAAATGGGTTATACTTTTTGTTCATAAACTCAAGACCAGTTGTACACGCAATAAGCATACGTCTCGAAAATTTAATAGATTTATCTACATCTATACTATACGTTATTCGTTTTACTTCACTTCTAAGTTCGTCTATAGGGGAATAGGCATTTAAACGTTTGTTCACAGTAAACCCCTTTTTTTCCAAGCGACCAAGTTTGTTTACAAGATCCGCCTTTTCTTCATCAATTGTTTTAAACCCAGGTGATGGTTTTTCTTCCTCTTCCATCGCGTACCCAGTACCATAATCCATATCGGGTTCGTCGTCGTCGTATTCACCATAATCAACGGGTGCCTCTGGTGGAGGCGTAGATGGTTGTGTCTGCTTGTTTGGGTTCGCAAAAGAATCAATATCTTCCTGGAAAACTTGTGGTTGTGGTGCTGTAAATTGGGTTTTCATTTGTGAAACTTGTTTTTTTACAGGCTGAGGTCTTTGTCGAGGTCGAGGAACTTCAATTTCAATTTCGTTCATCAAAGCCTGTTCGTTATCATCAAGTTTCATAACATTAGTATCTCTACGATCAAGAATAATTTCACCGTCCATTACTCTTTATGTTGAAACTATTCTATTCTCTTTAACGCACTTTATAAAAAATGTTGATCCAATATAAATGAAACTTAACGCTACAAATAGAAATACGATCAAGGCCATTGTCATTGTCATCGCTTTATTATGTGTTCTCGCCATGTTGCGTACCAGTGGGTACCAGGGTAAAGAGGTCGAAATCGAAACGATTAATACGGGTTCACTCTTTGATATTCCATCGACCGAAGAATGTTTAGGTAGTGCCTACTATTCCGACAGTAAAGGCGGTGTTTGTGACGGTCAAAAACTTGTACGAGAACAAGCGAGTTATAAGATGAAGTAAAATCTCCAGTATATATAAATGGCTTTAGTGACTAGTCAATCTACTTTACCTGATTTTGAACATGAATATCATACTATTACAGTTGATACCATAGGTCAGGCGAGTAAAAATACGTTCACTGTTCATCTTCAACAAACACTCGAAAATGTCGTTCAGGTAAGACTTAATGCTGCACAAATCACAACCACTGGTTCTAATGTATGTTACATTTCAATAAACGAACTCGATACAAATTACACCCAGAGAACATCGAACGTATACGGATACGAAGGACAAGCGAGTTTATCAAAAGTAAATAATTCGTTTGGAAGTTTGATAAGTGGTGGTGGTGCAGTATCACAAATTATTTTTAAAGATAATTACCCAGTCGTACAACAATATTCGACGCCTATACGAAAAATAGATAGATTAACAATTAGTTTATTAAATCAAGACGGTATTACTATATCGGGTACTGATGATAACTTTTTTATTTTTAGATTCGTGTGTAAACAAAAAAATTTACCATTCCAGGAGAGTGGTAAATAGCGCATATTTTTAACCTTTTCTTATTATAAAATGTCTTCTGGTATTGTTCAACTCATTGCGATTGGTGCTCAAGACGAACACATCATGGGTGAACCAGAAATTTCTTTTTTTACATCAACGTTTAAAAGGCATTCTAACTTTTCACAGTCCGTAGAAAAACAGACGATACAAGGGTCTGTGAAAGGCAATTCCATGTCATCCATTCGATTTGATCGAACGGGTGATTTATTAGGGTACACGTACCTCACTATAGATAATAATACACAGGCACTTGATATTCAGAGATGGGATACACTTATCGATAAAGTTGAACTTCTTATTGGTGGTCAGGTCATAGATACACAAGACGCCATATTTACCGAAAAAATAGCTATTGATACATTTGCAACGAACGTCTCAAAAAGTGCGAATGGTACACACCCGGGTATAAGTGCGCGTTCGTATTTTTACCCATTTAGATTCTTCTTCTGTGAAGGTCCACAATGTGCTTTACCCATAGTCGCTTTACAGTACCATAACGTCGAATTACGTATACACTGGGGTCCAGATGCTGGTAATTATAATTTTGAGTGTTATTCAAACTATTATTATTTAGATAACGAAGAGCGTGGTAACCTCGTTTCTCGTAATCACAATCTAATCATAACACAGGTTCAAAAAAGTATTCCATCAAATGAACTTGTTCAAGAACTGACGTTTAACCACCCAGTTAAGTACCTCGCATCTTCAGATACAACAACCGAAGGTGCTTTAACGTCTACAACCAATAAAATTAAAATTGAAATAAACGGTTTAGATATTGGTAATTTCAAGTGGGCAAAACCACATTTCATAGACGTTATGAACTATTACCACACAAACTTTGTCACTTCACCCGATTTTTTCTTATACTGTTTTTGTTTATCAACGAGTTCACTCCAACCGACAGGAACACTCAATTTTAGTCGTTTAGATTCAGTGAAGGTCGTGAGTCAGTCCATGGTCATTTCAGACCCTATATACGCAGTAAACTATAACATACTTCGTATCGAAAATGGTATGGCTGGTCTCATCTACGCAAATTAAAATACGTACCTATATTAAATGGTTAAAAACATACCGACCATCGAGCGGTCTACCAAAATCCGGTTTGGTAAATACGCTACGGACGACCAGGGCGAAAATACGATCGTATTCAACGCTTCAAATGCAGCTATAGATACATCGGTTCCAGGGAGTATTTACATGACACCACTTCGTCAAGAAAATGATATAACATCCAGGGATATAACCATGTTAACGTATAACACAGAAACTAAGGAAATTATAGATTCGAATGTACCCGCGGTTGATCTTTTTTCGATTAATTTACAATACGTGACGAATAATGATAACGTTACATCAAATACGGTTCGTTTTATAAATGATACGACCGCGTTTGTAACAACTGGTAATGTCGGTATACATAATACAAGTCCTACACACGCACTCGATGTAGGTTCACAATTTCATGTAACTGAAGGAGGTGAAGTACGTATAGGTCCTTCCGTTTTAATAGATTCTAGTGTAACTAATCAAATTCAGGTTTCAGGTAGAATAGATACAGATTCGATTACATTAGATCATATTGGTATTGCTAATAACAATCCAACTATAACGGGGTTAAGTTTAGGTTCGACTACGTTTTTACAAAACCCAACTGCATCCATAAACGCATTTAGTACATCTGGTAATGTAAGTGCGGCATTTTACCATGGTGATAGCTATTTTCTTTCAAACTTGAATTTAAACAATATCGTTTTACAAGGTAATACAACCGCTTCTAGAACAGTTCAGTTTAACTATGCAAATGGCCCAGCTTTGATCACGAACGGTAATGTTGGTATACAGAATACACATGGTATACACACGTTAGATGTTGGTTCGAACTTATTCGTTGACGATATAGGTTCAAATATATTAGTTGTGACAGGTAATACATTTACATCGAGAAAAGCATTAATTGGGTCGAATGTTACTATAGATACGTTAGGAACAAATGTCATTGAAGTTACGGGGAACACGTTTACCTCGAGAAAAGCTTTAGTTGGGT